ATTAAACAAAGCACGTTGCTCATTTCCATCAGTATTAGAAGTGTTAATCTTAAAATTGCCATGCAAAGTTAATGGCTGAGTTGGAGAGCTGGTGCCGATACCCACGCGGCCAGAGCTGTCGATTCGCATCCGCTCGCCATCTACACCGCCAAATACATAGCCTGTATATGATGACTGACTACCATAAAAATTAAGAAAACCAGTTCCGTCAGAACTTGCACGAAAAATATCATAATATCTAGTCGAGTCAAAAGCGATACGAAGTTTTGCAGCATTAGCGGCATTGCTTTCTATATGTAATTTTGCCCCAGGTGAAGTTGTATTAATCCCAACATTTCCCGCGCTGTCAATTCGTAGGCGACTGGTACTACCTGTTCCAAAACCTAAATAATTACCGTTGTGGTTGTATTCCACAAATCCTGCATATTCAGCAGCACCAGATGTACCATCACTGAAATAAAGCGAACCAAGGCTAGACGTTCCGGATCGGATTGTTATGCCACTGTGACCACTATCTGCAACAGTTAAATTATCGGCAATTGCTGCACCTTCAGTTGTCGTACCAACCAACACCCTGCCCGAACTGTCGATTCGCATCTTTTCGCTGATACTGCCTCCAGTGCTTCCGGTTGCAAACTGTAAATAACCAGCAGCGTCTGAACCGTTAACGGTTCCAGTTTCTTTTCGTCCAGCAATAGACGCTAATCCATAGCTTGTAAATCCACCTCCGATGTCAGCTGTAAATACAAGAGGTAATCCCGTATCAGCAGCAGCACTTGATGTTGATTGGAGAATCACACCATCTCGACTACCTACTGTTTCACTTGCTGCTGCAATGTGTAAAATCTCCTCAGGCGAAGTAGTTCCAATCCCAACCCTGCCCGAGCTGTCGATTCGGAGGCGTTCTGTTCCACCTGTCGCCAATGCAATACTTCCGCCGCTAGACGTTGCGTCAATCTTGTGAGCAGCGCCTAAATATACACCATTGTTAGAACTTGAAAATTGAAGTCCACGAATACCATTATCAGAAGATGCTCCGGCATAAAAATAATTTCCAGCTGCGTCCGTGCGTTTTACATCTAATTTAGACGCGGGTGCCGCCGTGCCAATTCCAACATTGCCCGAGCTGTCGATTCGCATACGCTCAATGCCTGCATTTGTGCCAAACCTAATCGCCTGACTGCTGTGTAAATAATCGATATAACCATCGTATTCACCTGACCCAGAAATTGCATCTGCAAAATAGATTGAGCCAACATTGGAACTTCCACTTCTAATAGTCATTCCACAATTACCGCTGTCGGCAATAGTGAAATTGTCAGCTACGTTAGCAAAGCCTTCAGTTGTTGTTCCCACCAACAGCCTGCCCGAGCTGTCGATTCGTAGGCGCTCGGTATTCGCTGTAGAAAATGACATAAAGCCACTTTCTCTTAAATACAGCAATGTATTCAAACCGTTTTGAATGATGTTAAAACCGTTAGACGCACCATTGCTGCCAGTAGTGCTGTTAGTTAGTCCTAAGTGAGTTACTGTTGCCCCTGACGAATGGATGTCTAGCGAATTTCTGCCAGTGCCATAACTAGGTGGAACCACCCCAATGCCCACACCTCCGGCTGCCCCAACAACAACGCGCTGCGTTCCAGCAGTCGTGATCGCTAACGAATCTGCTGCACTTCTAAACAATCCAGTATTCGTATCACTCCCAAAGTGCAAACTTGGTGCGGCAGCACTACCATTCGCTAACGAAATAGAATCAGTTACGCGCCAACCCGTCCCGTCATACACCTTCATTACATAAAGGCTATTTGTCGTATCTAGCCACTGCTCTCCTTTCTCAACTCCTTGCTGACCACTAACCGTGCCTGTGCCAGTTGTTGTGCCAGTTGCAGTAAAGACAACGCCGACCGTATTTGCAGACGCCCCAACAGCTGTAAAGTCTGACGTTCCAACCGTCAGGATCTGATAAACAGTATTAGCAACTAACGCCGTTGCAGCCGTACTAGCTGGCGAAGCATTTGGCGCAGTCGTTCCAACATGAACCGGACCTGCTTTGACTAGATCACCGTTGCTGTCCTTAAAGAACAGACCAGGGCTAGCAAGATTAGTGTTAACAGCAAGCTGTCCATCCGACATTGCGGTTGGGATAGGACGCTTATTTGCTGTGCCAGAACGCAGGTGCTGAAGAGCCATCCTTAATACCTGTCGCCAGGCCGGAAATTATGGCTCTATCTTACGAGACTCAAAAACTGCCGTCATCAAGCTGACTGGTCAATGCAACCGTTCCAGTCAAGTTAGGTAGCGTCACGACACGATCTGCTGTTGGATCGGCAACCGCCAAAGTTGTTTCAAACGCATCAGGGCTGGCACCCTCAAACACCAGTGATGCGTTCTCATTAAGCAGCAACTGACCACTAATGATCCCGCCAGCCTTGGGCAATGCCAGTGCAGCCAAGTCATAAGCCGTCTTGACACCATTTGGTGTGGCAGCAGTTGTTGTACTAGAACTTGCAACACCATCAGTCAGTTGCAGAACACCAACAGCACTTGTCGTACCAGTCGTGATTGAGATGGCAGGCGTTGTTGTCCCAGTCGCAACCTGTATTGGAGCGGTGCCGCTAACGCTGGTAACTGTGCCAACTTGATTAGCAATCCACTCAAGACCAGTTGCTTCGCTGCTATTGGCACTAAGAATGTAACCATTCGTTCCAACGCCAAGCTTGTCCAGCGTGGTCGTACCTGTTGGAACGATTAGATCGCCCTTTGTATAAGCGGCAATTCCAGTGCCACCACGAGGCACAGCCAGCATTCCGCTGGTCAGATTGGTTGCAACGCGGCATTCGTTGCTGACTTCTTCAAGTGCTAGCTGTACGTTCGTACTGCCGAGGCTTGCTGCAGGTGAAAATGCAACATTATTCGCTGTTTGCGCCGTATAAGTAGAAGAAACATCAATTTCAACCCAGTTGGTTCCGTCTGATAAGCAAATGTCAGGCGGTGCAAGTGTTACAGGAGGGGCTGGCGCTGTACCTGTACCACCAACAGACACAACAACGTAATAATTAGCGTTGTCTGTACTAGCAGAAGGCAAGGCATTACCAACGCTCAGTCCTAATGCCGAACCTTCTCCAGTGACGCTCGCAACTTGGTTTGTTGTTGCGTTGTAAGTACCAGCAAGGATGATTGCACCAGCTGAAATGCCAAGTGGCTGCCAAACGTTGCCGTCCCAGACAAAGAAGTTCTTTTCAAGCGGGTTATAAAATAGCTGACCTTTGAACTCAGCAGTAGGTAATGACTCACCAAAGGCAGTGACAGAACTGTCCGCAAGTTTGGCTCCCGTAATTGCCGAATTTGCAATCCGAGCAGTTGCAAACTCCCCTGATGTAATTTTTGCTGCATCAAGATCAGGGATGTTAGCCGCAAGCAAAGCCGTTGCTGCAGTGACATGACCTTGAGCGTCAAAAGTAATACCGCTAACTGTTGCTCCAGTTACCGCATTGCTATGGTTCAGCGTTCCACTGGTAACAGCTAAGCCTGTTCCAGGTTGGATGATGCCTTTTGCAGATGCTGTTGCATCAGGCAGATCAGTCGGCACCAAACTACGGAATGTTGGTGCGGCATCAGAACCAGTTGTTGGACCTGCAAAGACACTTGCTGCAACTTGCGTATCAAGTGACAGTGATAGATCAGTTGTAAATGCAGTTGGGTTGCTAACAACAACAGCAAATGGAGTGGACTCCGTGACTGTTATCGACTGGATGCCAGCTTCTTGCGACCAAGCTGACCCGCTCCAGCGATACGCAATGCTTGTGCTGGTGTTATACCAACCTTGACCTGTGTAATCACCTGTACCAGAAGGAGTGGCGTTACTAACAATGCAGGTTGCTTGATCACCAATTTTTTCTGCTGTAACTGAGTCAGGATGAAGCTTGCCCGTTGTTACTGAGCTAGTGCCAAGGTTTGCCTCAAGAACAATATTGTTTGCAAGCGTTGTTGCAAACGATCCAGTGCCGCTGCCTGTTACAGCGCCAGTTAACGTAATTGTTTGATCGCCAGTGTTTGTTCCGCTACTGGTACCGCTAAAGACTGAACCGTTAGTCCAAGTGCCGGTAGAAGTTGCTAGATCTCCAAGACCTAACGTGGTGCGCTGGTTGGCAGCAGTTGCGTCATTAAGTAAAGCTCGACCAGCAGCAGTACAATCAATTTCTTCAATTAACCCTCCGCCTGTGCTACTGCGACCAAGGATTATGTCGGTGCTAGTTGTATTTTGAATTTTGTCATAAGTGACAGCGTCTCCGGCAATGGCTGCACTATTAACGACCCCAGCAGCAAAGCTTGTCGCAAATGATCCTGTGCCCGTACCTGTAACAACACCAGTTAACTCAATCGTTTGGTCGCCAGTGTTAGTACCAGTGCTTGCACCTGAGTGCGTACCACTAAAAGTGCCATCTTGCGTGGCTAACGTTCCAAGGCCAAGTGTTGCTCTCTGCTCTCCAACGTTGGCATCAGCAATTAGCGCACGACCTACAGGAGTACAACTAATTTGCTCAACTGTGCCTGAACCGCCAGATGCACGGCCTAAAATTACATCGGCAGATGTGGTGTCCTGCAGCTTGTCGTAGGTGACTGCATCTGACGCAATATTATTTGTTTGAACAATGTTTGAAGAAAGAGTGGTTGCAAAGGATCCGGTACCAGTACCTGTAACTGCACCAGTCAGCTCAATCGTTTGATCACCAGTGTTAGTACCAGAGCTTGTGCCCGAATGCGTTCCAGCAAAGGTACCGCTTTGTGTTGCTAACGTCCCAAGGCCAAGTGTGGTGCGTTGAGCTGCAGCATCAGCATCATCAAGTAACGCCCTGCCTGCTGCAGTTAACGAGAAAACTGCATACGTGTCAGACGCAGTCGCATAAATACCTTGATTTGCGGCAGTCGTTAGCCCTGAAATTGATTGCAGGCCAGCGTCATACGCCTGGACATTCGTCCCGATTGCTACGCCAAGATTTACCCGTGCATTGGCAGCATCACTTGCTCCCGTTCCACCATCCGCAACAGTGATGTCTGTAATACCAGTGATCGTGCCACTGGTGATGGTCAGGTTTGTAAGGGTTGAACCGTCAGCATTCAGCGTGGCAATTGTGCCAAGACCTAACGTTGTTCGCTGTGCTGCCGCACTTAAATCATCTAGTAGTGCTCGGCCTGCAGCCGTACAAATAATTTCCTCAATAATTCCAGCGTTTGCGCTGCTCCGCCCCAGCAAACGGTCAGTTGCTGTAACGTTTTGGACCTTGGCATAGGTGATTGCGTCGTCAGCAATCGAAGCCGTACCTAGCTTTGTTGTGCTGCTTTGATCAAGCTTGTCTAGATCAATGGTGCTGACATCGATCAGGTCCAGACCAGCGTCAACAAGGTTTTTTGCGGTAACCTTCTTGGTCTCAGAACCGCTAATGTCCGCAATAGGCAGGACGTCTACTGCTGCAACCCCAGCCTTGGACAGCTCGTTGAGCTGCGTAATTCGTTGGTCAGCCAAGGCTCAGCTCCTTACGCCAGGGATACTTGCGTTTAGTTTAATCCGTAACTTCCGTCAACAGGAAATTGAGAGACTGCTCTTGACGGATTCGATCGTCATCTTCTTTCAACAGGTATTCAGCCAACGTGCCAACTACAAGCTTCAACTCGCCAGTCGTCACAAAATCCAGAGTGCATCTAATGGCATCGTCTAGGTCAACCGAAACGCCAGAATTGGTTACAACAGCAGTGAGAGAGTAAAAAACGCTCTGCTCTGCTGGATTTAAATCCTTATCAATTAGATAAAGGAAAAGATCAAAGGCACAACCTAAGTCAAGCCTTTGTATCAACTGGAGCATCAACAATGACGTCTCTCTTGCGCCATCAGTCGCATTGTTAAAAACGCACTCAATACGTCCGCTGCCGCTGATCAAACCAGCATTGTATTGATTCTTAAACTTGTCGGAAAGCGATGTGGTGTCAACCTGCTCACGGCTAGCGTTAAATTCATAGCTGGTGACATCGCCAAGAATATTAGAACCAATGTCTCTAACAGCAATTGTTACCGCAATAGGATCTCCGGTAAAAGTTTGTAGCGCAATTTCATTCTGTCTATTGTTGTTTACAGCATCTGCAAATGTTGGATACAGACGCAATCCACCTGCAGCGTTAACATTTACAAAAGTGCTGTAAGTGTCTTGTACCGTCCCAGAAGACCAGTTAGACGCTGGGATAAACAAAAGTTTTCGCGCATCAGTTGTTTCAATATCAACCTTGTCCCCTGTAAAAAGGTTGTCTATCCCGTTTGCCGTCCCAATGCGGTTAAGCGCCGTACTGATGTCATCGCTAATAACTTGTTCCGTTAAGATGCCGAGGGCTACTTCCGTTCCACGGCGCAACCGGACATTGCCTTGGCTACCAAGAAAAAACGTCATTAGGCAATGACTTCAGTAAAGTCTCCATCAACCGTAAAATTAACTGGCACTACAGACAATTCTCCAGTCGAAACAGAAACGCTTGCAGACGTAATGTAAGCATTAAACTTAATGTCGTCTGACGTACCAGTGCCAACATTTAATTCAAGACTTACGCGCTCACTTTCCGTAACCGCGCCTGTCTTCATAATCTTAGAAAGCAACTCAGTAAATTGAGTTTTGGTCGCGCTTTCGCCAGATTCAAGCTTGTAATACATCAGGGTCGCACTGCCCGTAGCACCTTTAACCCCAGGGGTGAAGGTGTTTACGCTGCTAGAGATATCGTTAGTACTTAAAAGCTCTACCGTCGTCTCAATAGACCAGTCACGAATCTTAGCTACGGGCTTGCCGCCAAAGACCAGCGAGCCTGTGCGTCCGGTGAAAAAGGCCATCGCTTCGCTGGACTTAGAACATTGGTTTCATACTAGCTTACCTTGAACAGGCTGGGTCTAAGGTCCGCGACATGGGCACGATCCTCATCATCACAGGGATACTCCATAGCTCTTACCGTCACTTCACCCTCTTCGTCTAGCTCTACTTCCGTAATCCGGAACACACGCTTTTTGCCCGAAGCAATGCCCATCACATAAAGCTGGCCAACCTTATCGGATAACGCTGAGGCAACGCCATTTGAAACCACAACTGAATTAACTGGATTAATCTCTGACTCGCTTCTGTCATAAACCAAAAAGTTATACGTCCCGCTTGGAATGCTGTCCTGTAATGGCGAGTTCAACGCACCACCAGCGGCAATAACGCCAGAAGACGTTCTCTCCCAGTTTGTCAGGCCAATATCAACATAGATAAACGCTCCAGGTTCAATGGGATTAGTTGACGGGAACGTTTTAAATTCAACGCCTCGCCTGATAAACCTGCGCTGATTGACCAGCATCTTGCCAAACAAGATTGCTTGCTGCCTGCTTGTGACAAATCCACTTGCATCAAACGTTTCTCTAATAGCTGTCCCAGCCTTATTTCCTTTTCTTTCAACATCAACTGTTCTTTTGCGTTGAAAAATTGCTTTTGTAAATTCTTCTCTGTAGACGATGCTTGCAACAAGGTCTTGAGTGCTAGCGCCGTAATCCAAAAACTCTTCTTTGTAGGAATCTTCAAGGATATTACCTGTCGTAAACAACGCGGAAATTGTTAGCGGGATAGGTTTCCCGTCATCTTCAGCAGCTTTGCCACTGTCGTCGCAAGGAAAAACAGGTACAAGCGTTTCTTTGCCGTTCTTTCTTGCAAATTCAAGCAGGCTAAAAGGGGAATTAGTTACCCAAAAATTGCGCCATGATGTGTTATCAGCAATCACGCAATCCATAAACAATTGGACTGGCCCCACCGCTACTCCATCTTCAGGCTCGGTAGGCAAGTTGTTATTCTGGCAAAACCTTTTGGCAAGCTGAAGACTGGATTGATCTAGGACAGCTGGTGGTGCGTACCTGCCAATTCCATTCTCTTCATCAAGAACAGTGTCAACGAAAATATCGGGGGCATAGCTAGTGCTCCTGTCTGACTGTTTAGTATTAAAATCGTCAACTGTGTAGCTTTCTTTGCCCTGCTCTACAAACGCTGTTACGTTTCTTAGATCCTGAACGTTCTTACCCGCAAACATGCCCAGTGCGAGCACTGAAAGATTTTTGTACGCCTTCTCTGTGTCCTGTATTTGCTGTTCACTTACGGCAGTCAATGCCAGTTCAGGTCCGTTTTCGAAACTAAATTGAATTTGCGTGTCAGTGTTGACCGAGAACACGTCCCACTCATTTGTAAGCTTAGGGCCGCGCTCTTCAAGATTTGGCCAATCGTCTTCGTTTAAAGCATCGTATTCCTTGCCTTTATACCAAACAACTCCTTCCTCCTGGCTACCTGTCTTTCTAGTCTTTTCATGACTATCTAAAAGCACAAATTTTGTTTGGCCGTTGAGCCTAATCTCGGATGCAACGTCATAGACAGGATCAAGCTTGAAAGCATACTTGTCACGGCTTGGAGCAAGATAGTTGAATTCGTTATATGCATCTCCCTCTGACGATCCACGGACAACAAAAAGGACTTGGTGGACCTCGTAGTCAACTTCTTTTGCTTTTTTATACGAAAACCTGAAGAACGCTTGGCGCCCGTGGATTCCGTTATCACTTAAAGAGTATTGCTTGGACGCCTTGGTCTCGCCATATTCTTTTTGGCGCCCAGACACGCGCCTAAACAACTTTGACTTAATTGAGAACTTAATTTGATCTACTTCGCTAACTGTTTCATAAGCAACTGAGTCAGCCTTAACCAAAGCTTTTACAAAAAAGTTGTTGTCAGCCCTAGCAATCAAAGTCTCCCAATCATTTAAAAAACTTTTAATGTCATTGCGAGTACCTCTTTTCTTTTTCTTGAGTAATTTAAATGCTTCTTCAAGAGCTTCAACCCCAGCAGAATCTGGAACTTTTTTGCCCGAAGGGAAGTTATCTAGCCTGCTTTTCATTTGTGCTTTCCCGCCATCCCCGTAGCGATTGCCATCAATGCCAACAAAAGCTCCGTCATGGTCAAGCAATTGTTGCACTAACAAATCTCTTTTGCGTTCAACAATTCGCCTGTTTCTCTTAGTAATGTTTTCACGAATTTTCCTAAGATTCCTGTCTAATTTTACACCTCTGGAAATTATAGATTGGTCATCAGTTAAATCTCCAAAGGCTGCAAATCTATTGCCACTCCCACCTGTGTTAGCGAAAGCATTGTCTTTAAGTCTTTTTGATCGCTCAAGGTTTGGGTCAATTTTTCCCCTAAGTCTGTCTATTCTATTTAAAATTCTGTCTTCCTTGCCGTTAAGTTCAAAAAGTCGTCCAGACTCAGAATCAAAATCAAAATCAAGATCAATAGCATCCGCTAATGTAATATTGCTATACTTTTTGCCCCCAATATCGAAAACAATTTCAGGCTTTCGAGCGGTTTGGTCATCGTCGTACTTGCCGTCTTGAATTTCAGCAATTAGCCGGTCAGCTTTTTTTAAATCACTTCGTATTTCTGCTTTGTAAGCTGCAGCATTTACCGTAGGAGGTTTGCCTAAAACTGTAGCTTCTAGGGATTTTGTGTATTCCAATGAGCCAACGGACTCAATCGTTCGGCTTCTTTGTTTGTCAAGTACGCTTGTCCAAGTGACTGTTATTGGGGTCTCAAAATCATACGAAACTCCCCTGCCCGACAAGGTGTAATCGTTCTTAAAAGGTTTTATGACGTATTGATCCTCGTCTTCTTCTTCTCCTGAGGTAGCGCTAAACCTGTTGTCAAGTTTTCTCTTGGTCTGAAAATTGCTGTCAGGGATTGAGTCCTCCGATTCTTCTCGTATATCATTTATTATGCCCAGATGATTTTCTAGCTTTTTCTTTTGCTCTTTAGCCTGTCGTAAAGCAGATTCTCTGCTGTAAGGAGCGGATGGACAAATGCCGGACTCAACGCACCTAAATGTTGCGTTTACGTCGTCATCATCAGGGTCCCTGTTGTCGCCAAAACTAATCAACCTAAACTTGGCAGAGCCCAGCATATAAGTGCTTCCAAAGTCCAAAGCGTTTACTGCTTGACGACGAAAGTTAACAGCTAGCCCGGCTGCTTCTTTGTCACCACCAGTGTAATTTTTTGACTTAAAACAAATTTTAATTTCAGAATTTTTTGGGTATGGGTAATCCGCTCTGGTCCAACTGTTTGTCTCTACATTGACTCCAATTGATGCGAAAGCCTCTTCCCCTTTAGTGTCTCTTGTCGTCATTTCTACTCTGACCGGGATAGGGTCATAAATGCCAAGAGAAGACGAAGTCGTTGGAGAATACGCTTGGCTAAAACCTTCTACGCCTTGTTCTTTTTTGCTGGTTATGATCTGACAAACTTGTCTGTCGGGTTGTGTTGAACGGCCTGTGTCATCTGGGTAAAAAGCAAGATCACCCTTAGCAAGATCTTTAAACCTTGGTGGCCTTCCAGCACGTTCATCTTTGTAAAAAAGAAACGTTGTGGCTGGGTCTAGTTGATCAATCGAAAGAGAACCAAAAGCAGTCCTTCTATTGCTG